CCGCGATCTTGACGCACAGGCAGTCGAACCCGCCCGCCAAATCCAGGGCCTCGGCAGGGACTTCGAAAGCGATCAGCTTGTGCTTGAGGGCCGCGCTGGGGGTGAAGGCCACGCCGTCGGTTTGGCGGACCCACAGGTCAGAAGAAGCGCAGTCGGCCACCAGGAAGATGGGCACGTCCACGGCCAGGGCCTTGGAGCCGGTCCCGGCCACTGCGGTGGCCTGTTCGAGGGTGATGGCCGGGGGCGTGGCGTGCCCCTGGAGCAGGTGTACGAGCACGGTGACGTGCTCGGCCTTCTTCATGCTGATGTAGTCGCCCACCAGCGCCCCGGTGTTCACCTGGGGCTGAAGGGCTTCGACGATCTGGACGTTTTCGATCAGGTTCATGTCAGCCACCTCCTAGCGGGCTTCCAGCATGACGAACGGGCTCAGGGTGTTGGAGCCGTTCAGCGGGGTGATGGGGGCATCGTGCAGGGGCTGGCCGTTGTTGCGCACGATGAAGCGGAAAGCCATCTCGTCGGTCAGGAACTTCACGTGCATGGACTCGGCCTCTTCCACGCCGCCCTTTTCGATCAGCAGGTACTGGCTGAAGTCGGCGAGGATGATGTCGCCCTTGTCGCCCAGGGTCTTGCAGAACTCGACGGGGACGATGGGCCTGCCGAACAGCATGCCGAAGGGGGCGTTGGCGAAACTGCCGCCGGGGATGAACACGGGCTGGTTGCCCACGGTCATCAGCGGGAACTGCGGCAGGGTGTCCTGGTTCACGAACCAGGCGGCCTTGGTGATGTCGCCGTAGAAGCGGGCCAGCATCTTGACCACGTTGTTGACGTTGATGGTGTCGGCGGTCTGGCTGCCCTCCTTGGAGACGGTCACGGGCAGGTCGGAATTCATGATGCCCAGGCACTGGCCAGCGCCGGAACCCTGGAAAATCTCCAGGTCCAGCTTGAACGCCAGCTGCTCGCGCAGGCAGCGCTTCGCGTATTCGGCCATGGCCACGGCGTCGCGCATCATGCGGTTGGTGACGTAGATCAGGCCGTACATGTCCTCCACGCGCAGTTCGCGCTCCTTGAGAGCGGCCTTGCCCGAGGACACCATGGTCGAGGCCTCGGCCTTGCGGTATACCTGGATGCCGTTGCGCTTTCCGGTGGAGCGGTCGCGGTCGTCGGCGGCCATGTAGGAGAAGCTGTCCGCGTTCGCGCCGATGGGCTGGCGGGTGCAGCGGCTGGACAGTACGCCGGTCTCGATGGCGGTGGTGATGATGGACTTGGACTTGTCCGTCTCGACCAGGTAGCCGCCCTCGGCGTCGATTCCGGTGGACGCTCCGGAAGCGGCGTTGACCACCTTCTGGAAGCGGTCGGCCGCAGCGGTCACGTCGCCGCTTTTGGTGGTCAGGGCCGCGATGTCCAGCATCTGCTCGCCCAGGTTCTTGTAGACGGGCTTGGCCTCGACGGTGATGACCCCTGCGGACGCGGCTGCGGTCGCCTGGGCCTGGGCCGGATCGGTGAGGCCCTGAAGCTTCATCTCGTTCTGGATGCGCTTCTCCAGAGTCTCGGCCTCGGCCATGAGGGCGTCGAAGGCCTTCTGGTCTTCGGGGGTGAAGTCGTCCTTGTCCGAAAGGGCGCGGGCTTCCTCGACCTTCTTGGCCTTGGCTTCCCGCAGGGCCTGGATGCTGATCGCCATGGTGTATCCTCCTATGGCAACGGTTATTGTAGTGCGGGAAACCCGCTAAATGCCTACCTCGGCCAGCCTGAGCGCCATGGCGCGCCTGGCGCGGCCGTTGTCGCCGGGCGATGCGGACGCCTGCGCGCCATCCTCCGGATCGTCACCGTCTGCCGCGTCTCCTGGGATGAACACGGAGTCCACAAACCCGGCGTCCAGGGCCTCGGCTGCGTCGAACCACGTTTCCGCCTTCATCCACTCTCCGACCTGCTCCGAGGAAGCGCCGGTCTTGCGCTCGTAGTCGCGGGCTATGCCAGCGTCGATCTTGTCCATGACGTCTGCAGACGTCCTGAGCTCATCCGCGTTGCCCACAGCGAAGCACCAGGCGTTGTGCACCATGAACAGCGCGCCATCGGCCATGCGCACCTCGTCCTGATTGACGGCGATGTATGTGGCCGCGCTGGCGCACAGGCCGTTGATGTGGGCGACGATTCTGGCCCCGGCCTCGCGCTTGCGGCCCAGGGCTGCCTGGATGTCCCTGGCCTCGAACACGTCTCCGCCAGGCGAGTTGATGTGCAGATTGATGGTCTTGGCGTCGATGGCGTCCAGTTCCGCGATGAAGTCCTTCGCTCCGAGACCCCACCATCCTCCGATGGCGTCCTGGATGTAGATGGCCGCCTCGTCCCCGTTGACCTCGGAACGCGGCGACAGGCGCAGGGGCGAGCCCTCGGCAGCGCGCCCCTTGGCCGCGTCCTCCGAGGCTGCGAGAAGCTGCTTCGCCGTCATGCCGCGAAGGGACTTGGCGCTCAGGGCCAGCGTGTGCTTAAACATTTGGCTGGGCCTCCTTCCCCTGGCCGGGGACCGGGGCATAAAGTTGGTCTCCGCCATCGATTGGCGCGAGATTTTCGAGCTTGCGGACCTCGTTGACGGTCATGAATCCTGGGGCCTGGGTGCCGCCAAGGGCGGCCTTGAAGAACTCTGCCCGCCCCTTGGAGTCCGCCCGGAGAAGGGCATCCAGGTTGAACTTGCAGAAGAAGCGCCCGGAGCGGAGTATCTTGCGGTTCACCTCCTGCTCGACGCCCTTGAGGATGTCACGCAGGGTGAACTTGACGAACCCAAGGGTCTGCTCCTCTATGCCCGTCCCCCACGACGTCGTTTTCGCGGTGTGGCCGACCATGTGAGGCGGGACCCCGAAGAAGCGGCAGATGTCCTCGACCTGGAATGACCTGGACTCCAGGAGTTGCGAGTCCTCCGCGTTGAAATCGAGGCGGTGGATCTTGCCCCCTCCCTCGATGATGAGGGGCAGGCGCATCCTGCCGAGACCCGTGCGGTTCTTCTCGTAGGTGTCCAGGATGAGCTTGGCCTGCTCCTCGGACACCTTGCCCAGGAACTCCATGGCGATGTCGGCCGCGTTTCCCTGGCTGAAAAAGCGCTCGTTGAACTCCTGCCCGGCGAAGGACAGGCCCACGGCCTCGCGGGCGCACTCCAGGGGGGAGCGCCCCTCGACGCCGTCCCAGCCGATGAACGGGTAATGGAGCACGTCATCCTGGTCGAACACGCGCGTCTCTCCGCTGGCCATGTGGACGGAGTAGTGCATCCTGGTCTTGTCCTGGCTGAGACGCGGGGAGATGCTGGCGGGCGAGACCCAGGAAATGGACGTCGGGGTGCCCAGGCTGGAGCGCCCGATCAGGCCGTACCCGTTCCCCCTCATGCAGGCCGCCCACAGGAAATTTTTCCAGAACGTGTTGGCGGTCATGAGCGGGTTTGGCTCGTCGTGGAGAAGCCAGAAGGCCGCATGGTCAGGGGCGAGCTCCGAGCGATCGTTCCCGCCGCGCCGGTAGACCTCGCAGGGCAGGCTGGCGATGGTCCCGGCGATGAGCGAAACGCAGCGATAGACGGCGCTGACGCGCATGGCGGTCTGTTCGTTGACCAGCACCCCGGAAAGTGTCGGAACGCCGATCCCGCGAGAAAGCAACTCGATGGCCTTCTCCTCGGAGATGGCGTCACCATACGAGGCCTGCGGCGTGGCCGCCTTACGGCCGAAAATGCGCGCCAACCAACCCATCTACTTCCCGCCAGGGGTGACTGTTTCCGCCCACTTGCAGACGCGCACGACCCAGATCTTGAGTAGTTCGCCCGAGGCGTACCCGGACAGGCCGACAAGGGCGGCCTGGACACCTAGGGGCCACTCCGTCTGCGCGAGCAGGAGGTGCGTGATGAGTCCAGCGAAAAGGCTGGAGATGCTGGCCACGGCCACGGCCTTGAAGCCGCACTTCCCGGCCTGCATGGAACGGACGACGCCCCCGAGAGCGGCCAGCAGGCCGAACGGGAGCGCGATGCTCAGAACTTCAAGCGCCGCGCGCCAGGACTCGGGGGCGCGCACGCTACAGCACCAGGGGCACGATGGTTGCGGCCGCCTTGAGCGCGATGAGCGCCCAATCCGCCCATCCGCCGACGCTCTCCTTGGTCTTGGCGTCCACGGGGGCCTGCTGAATGAGTTTGTTCACGGCCTCGGCCGCCCCGATGGCCTGGCTCACACCGTCCTTGGCGCTCATGGCCGTGGCCACTCCGGAAGCCGTTTCCGCGCCGAGCTTGGCCCAGGCCGCGTACCCGGCGATTTGCTCCCTGGTCTTCGCGTCCACGGGGGCGGCCATGGCCACGTCGGCCAGGGCGGAGATGGCTCCGGGAGCCTGGGCGGCCAGGGCCTGGACGTTCTTCGAGGCCGGGGCCTTGCCCGCGTTGTCGTAGTCGCCGTAGATCATTCCGGAGCAGGCCGTGATGCCGATGCAGAGAGCCAGGACGGACAGGATGAGCATGAGGACGCGTTTCATGATGCGATCTCCTCCGGCGGCTCTTGTCCGCACGGGCGTTTCGGGTAGATGATCGGGGCCACGGCCGTTTCGATGCGCTTCGCCCACCGGCGGGCCTCCTTCACGGAAAGGCCCTCCTCGCAGAGACGGCAAAAGAGGTGCGCGGAACTGCACACGTGCTGGACGGCATCGGGCGGAGGG